CAAGAAACAAGGAAAACTCCCTGCCAAGCGAGTTCACGAACTCAGACGACCGTAGACGGCCGAAACGTAATGTAGGCACGACCCGAAGGTAGCCACCTACAAAACGTAACAGAGTACTGTTCAAAGAACCGTACTCACCGTCCACAGAAGTCTTTGTTCGCTCGACCTCGAGCCCAAGCTCCCCGACTTTCCCCATCCACATATCCGATGCCTCCTTCGTCGACTGAAATAGTATGTCGTCCCCGTTTATCAGACAGGGGGCTGATACCGTCTCTTTCCAGCTGAGCCCTGAGCACCGCATCGCATACAAGTATGCGATACGGTTCTGCAGGCAAAGCAGAGGAAAAGAGAGGTAAGAGCCCATCATCTGTCCGATGGAAGGACGACCTACATACTTCTTCGACGAAAGAGGGCAACTTGACGGACCGTCGACCCAATAAAGGATCGGCCGGAGAATCTGCATTGCCCTCTCAGTGACGGAGGCAGGAAGAACAGTGGAAGAGGCAAGGATAGTACCCAGGATCACTTCTGCAACTTCGATCGACAAATTGTCGGTAGCCGAAGCGTAGTCGCCTGATGTGAGGATACCCTTCCCTTGGTGGAACCCCGCTTTCGCAAGTTTCTCATCCGATACATCGCCTCGGGACAACCACTTACACCTCGAGAGGTGGTTATAAATTGTCTTGTGAAGCGGTCGGAGAAGAAGCTCGTCGGATGAGAACTTCGTCAGAGGACGAGGTTTCCCAGCTGACTGGACGACGATCAATTCGGCTTCCGGGGCGGGGCGATCAGGTCGAGAAGGACCACAGAGAGCTTCCGTAAGGAAACAACTGTGATCAATCCCAGTACCTAATGCGCCTCCCTCGGATCGAGTCGAATCGGTCGTCGCGCTAAGTGGCGGAGATGTGAGGAGAACCTGCTCCTCGTAGCCCAGATCCCATCCTTTCGAAAAAAGGCGGGATGTTTGCTGGGCAACAAATCGCAGGTAACCGACGGGGAGTTGACGTCTAGGTCGACGAACCCCCTCCACAAGCTTCTCCATTAAGGGACCGGTCATGCATTCGCACGAATCCGGAAGACCCTTCTTAATGGACTGCCAGGCCATAACTTCCTTGTGGTCGTTACTCGGGCAGGAACCTAGAAGCTTCTTTACCTGGCGACTCTGTTCCAAGCAGTCGCCAGATAGGGAGAAGTTGGGGGCGGGATGTCCAAAGACATACCCCCAGTCAGCAAGAGCGCGGCGGACATACTTAGATGTCCGAGCTCGGAACGCGCGACAACGTCGCGGGGCGCTTCGTTCACCATCCTCGTTCTTCGGACGCGAGGGAGTGGGCGAA